TCCATCCACGTGTTACGCCCTAGGGCCTCCTAGCTCCGAAATTTTGGAGCAACTCCTAACTAAAAGTTAGGAGAATGTGTAGATCGATAGTTCTTCGTAACCGTCGACGCAAGGAATATCAAGCAAGTAACGCCCGTCTTTGAGATATTTGAGACGGACGTCCTCAACTTGGTACCAAACGTCCCCGTGTGGGGTACCTCGCCGATAGGCGAGGTATAACGGTGTGACGTAATCACCAGGGTATATGCTCGGAAGAGCCAGTCCCTTGAGGTGAAACGTCTTAAAGAACACACCACCATAACCGTTACGACGCGCTTGTCTCGTACGAAAACCATCCCACGAGTGACTGTGGAGATGGCCATCGCCGTAGGCGGGCGGACCGATTAGCTTCTTCCCTTGGATATGGCGGAGGATGCATGACGCAGCCTCACCATCGTAGTTTCCAAAGAAAAAGTTATGGAGGGTGTACAGGACCTTATCACTCAAGGTTTCCTTGACGTAACAAGGCCTGATATCGATACCCCGAAGATAGTCAGCTCCACATGATTCTCTGAATGGTCCCGCAACATGAGACTTCTTCGCGTTGACTGTAAAGCCAGCGCACTGGAGTATCTCAAGGATCGGTAAGACGTCTTTCGTGCGACAAATGATATCGTCGCCGAAGACCGTCACAGAGCCATGTGAACTTACACTCTGGCAAAGGCACCAAAATATGGCACTCTCGAGTGGGAACGTGAAACCATTTCCCATACTCGAAAAGTGCTGAAGCTGGTGCTCTTCACCGTTTTGATAAGTGTAAGTACGACTACAGCCTGCGCTCAACAGACTGTACCATTCGCTTGGAAGCAGAAAACGAACAAGCTGCCGGGCGATGGTGTCGGATGCTGATGACAGATCGATCGTTGCGAAACCACCGTGAAGCGAGCCCTCGCGGGCACGTCTTTGTTGGATGGTTTGATCGGTCAAGTCGATGCCTTGTCTCTTCAGCCGGTTAGCCATGAAGTCCCCAATACCACACTGAAACAATGTGTTGAGGGTTGGCTGTGTCATGATCGACCTAAGAGAGGTAAGGCTCTTCGGAACGAATTCCAAGCGGCTCGCCTCAATATTTACGTTGAGGGTGATGACTTCGTACCCTTCTTCGTCGATATGCGACCGGATCCCGTGGCAATCAAGCCAATGGGGCATGGATCGGACGACGTCGTTGAAGTACGAACTCCGCAATAGAGATTCGCTACACGAGGGCAACTCGCCAAGTTTGACTTGGGGGTTGCTATTCTTTTTCGCCACCGTTGAGGTGCTGCCTGGGCCAAAGCGTAGTGGCAATTCGTCAACTCTTGGACAAGGGCCAAGTAGCCTAGCCATAAGCCTGCGAGCCCGGAATAGGCTCGGAATCAGGTGCTGATCAACAGCAGGCACGGGACTACTAAACCGCGTGTTTGTGAGTCGGCATTGCGCTTCGGCGTCTCGGAATTTAGCGTATGCCTCATCCTCCAGCCTTGCATCGGGACAGACGAACGATGAGTTCTTCTGGAACAATGCGAGGACTTGGCGGGCGGCAATCGCATCGCATTCCGTAATCGTTTCGTAGTCCAAGACTACTGACGATATCGGAGCTACGTCTCGTTCTTCAAGAAGAGCTTTAACAGCTCCCTGAAGTGATTCACGCAGTGCGCGATCGAGAATCCGATTAGTAAAAATGTCAGCAAACTCACAAAAGAAAGTGAGTTCTTCACAGCGCGTAAAGGGCTTTGTCCACATACAATTCTCCAAAGGAGTAAGAAAAGGAAGCTAGTTCCAATCCCCAGTATGAACGCCTCAGTTTCAGGAGGCAGCCAAGACTGGAACGGAATCAAGAAGCAGTGATACCGCTGTCAATAAGCTCGGCAGCAACGCCCGTCGTCGCAGCTGCGACTGACGTACTTACGTTGTTGAGCGAATTGGCAACCAGTTGCTTGACCAGGCGACGCTCGGCCGGTGTAGCGCGTTCATTGAAGTAAAAGACCGCGCTGCCGACGTTGACGTACGCCACCTTGGGAGCCGCTGTATAGCCTGCCGCATTTTGGCCGGAAACGCTTTCCATAACAGGCACCTGGAAACGGATCTCCAGACGCTGCGCCCCACTCTTGAGCTTTTTGACCGTCGTTTGCACAGTTGCATTTGCATACAACGGAACAGAAGCCAAGACCTCCCGCCAAGCTGCGACGCGGCCCAAAATCGGGTCAACGGACGAGCCAAGGGGGACGAAAGTGTGGGAAACAGGAGTCGCTGCGCCATCAAAGATGACAATGTTTGCTTGTGCAGACATAGGTCTGGTCCATAAAGTTATTTAAGGAATACCGACATTCGACGCTTTGCGTTAAAGTCGGCCCATGTTTTGAGTTTCGAACCCCTGACATCGATTTTCGAAAGATCGTCGACGAGGGAACTCACGCCGCCATGAATCAGAGCGGCGGCATTCTCGCAGTGTGCTAGGGAAAACGCCTTCTCCAACGTTTTATGAGGTGGATACGGGACTCCATAGAAATCTATGGAATTCGGATCGGTCCCCACTGAGCGTGTGAAGCTAAAACGACGTATATCCCAACTGCCATCTATCCAGGTTGGCAGGTCATCAACGTTTGTCTGCTTACTAGCGACCGTACTAAGGCCGCTATGACAATAGTTTTTGACCAATCTTGGAGAGAAGCCCATCACCTTGAGGTAATTACCGATTGGAATGAACCAATCTACCACAAAGGATAAGGGAACCTTCTCCCAAATTACAGACAACGGGTCAGTAAGACCCAGAATCTGTGCCATGGACGGATGTTCCCGTAGATTCCAAATCACTTGATACCGGTAGCGCTGTTCGTAGCCAGGTTCGTAATGAATCCTTAGCTTACGGTTATACACAGCCTTACCACGTGATCGGAACTCAAGCTTCCGCTCTTCTTTCATCTTCTCGATCTTTTCCATCAGGTTCTCAATATCCTGAAGGAGCGGTTTCCATGCGTACTGCATGGCAAGCCAAGTCGATGAGATGTCTGAAGTGTTCAGTCGTTGGCTCCGGTGTTTTATACGGTGGCCTCTTGACTGAGCAGCGCGGGTCAGAGTACGCAGAGATCCAATAACGTCTCCCTTCGAAAGAAGACGTATGGATTTGAACACTGAGGTAGTGAGTCCAACAACCGACCCAATTGCCTCGGGCAACTCCGCTAGGAAAATCCCAGCATGGAAGTCACCACTGTTCACTGCGTCAATCTGCTTGGCAAATACCTCTTGCTTTGCTAAGTTGCACTGGGTGCTACCCATAAATGGAATAGCATCTTCCCAGACACCAACCCAGCTGAGGTAAGCTTGATAGCCATCCGGAAGATACGGCCCATTGGGCGGCGGGGTAGGCGTACAATGCATGAAACGAGTATGCCTATTTACGAAGCCATCCATTGAATAGGGTAAGGGCCGGAGGGGTTGCCCCCTCGGCGTTGAGGCGCCCGACCAGGACTTCTTTGCAGAATTCCCGGAAGCGTCCTCCCCAGTTCCAATGGTGACAGAGTAAGTACCGCTGCTCATATCATTCCTTCACTCCTGAAAAGGGTGATGAACATACGAGGTCTACGGAC